AAATTTTATTATAGTGATGATGCCAAATTCTTAGCGGAAGATTGGTTGCGTAATTATGTATAATAATTAATAATTAGCAAAATTAGAAAATTAGTAAAATAATCATTAATGCATAAAAATAATATGTTTTTATAGTATGTATGATAATTGTAAAATAATTAGTCATAAAGGACCACATAAATATAGTGTATTAATGTTGCATCCCATGTATTCAGACGCATCTTATTTTAATGATTATATAGACTATTGCAGTGCTAATTTTAATAATATAATTAAGCATTGCAAATTTATAATACCACAATCGCCATTAATGACTATTGATTATCCACATAATAAGCAATATAATATTGCATCATGGTATAATTATTATAGTTGTTATAACAATTTAAGTAAGGTAGACAAAATAAGTCTCGGCGATTTTAATGAGCAAACGCGTAGAATGGTTGCTATTATCAATAATGAGGCCACAATTTTAAAGACTTATAAAAGCATATTTATAATAGGCGTCTCTCAAGGTGGAACATTATTATTTAATATATTAAATAAACTACCTAGTCCATTAGGAGGACTATTTTGCATAAAATCGCTATATATGCATAAATATATAAAATTGAGAAAAAACAGGGCTACACCATTATTTTTTTATAGTGGATCAAAAGACATAATCTATAATTTAGCATATCAAAAAAAGTGTGCGCAATTGTTAGAACACAAATATAAGCTAGTTTGGCGCATAATAGCAGGTTTGGACCATTATACAAAGATTAAAGAAGAATATAAATTTGTGTTTGGTGCTATTGCTGAATTAATTTAGCGTATATTAAAATTGTGTTTAAGTGTTTAAATCCTTTTTATAATATATATTATTGGCAATAATATATATGGATTTTTATACGCGCCTTTTTTGGTTCTTTTTCTTTGCTTTTATAATATTGTCTGGTTATTTAGTTTGTTGCACTAAGAAAACAAATATATTTTATCTGCAAATAGGGTCTGGATGTGGTATGTTTGTTACAAGCAAAATAGGGCGCACATTTTTGGGATTATAAATTATAATTTTATAATTTTATAATTTTATAATATTATAATATAAACCTTTTTTAGCAATCTTAAATCTTATTTTTATATTATTTTAAAATATTGTTATAATATAATAAAATAATAGTATGTCATGTGAAAAAATTATGTGTAAATATGGTTTAAATGACAAATCATTAGTAAGAGATTGGTTAAAAAAAAATCATCCTGATAAAGGAGGTGTTATAGATCGTGATGAATTTATTCAAATATTGGAGTGCTATAAAAATAATGCTACATGCACTACAAAAAAGGCCAATAAAGAAAAATCAGTAAAGAATGATAAAAAGAATGATAAAAAGAATGATAATAAACCAAAAAACACTAGAAAAAAGCGTTCAAAAATTTTTACTTGTATGCGTAAAACAGCCAATTTTAGTAAAATTTTGAATTATCATAAGTTTGACAAAGCGGCTTATGATCCCAAGAAATTAAATAATGAGTTAGTTGAAGCGTCTCCAAAAATGGTTCAATTATTAAATAATATTAGAGAGCTAGACAGTCAAGACGTAAAATATCATGGGCGTAAATTCAAGCATTTCATATTTTCCGACGTAAAAGAAGGAGGCTATGGGGCTAAAATAATTGCATCAGCTTTACAAGCAAACGGTTATAATAATATACTTAAATCAAAAAAAGTGTCTAATCAAATAAATGCAAAACTATATTTAGATGTCGAAAACTCGAATTATAAAAATTTTGCATTATTGAGCTCTAATAGTGTGTATGGAACTACTTTCAATGAAAAGATCAAGAAAGAAGTATTAAAATTGTTTAATGAGCGTCCCGCTAATATACATGGGAAAAACGTTCGCCTAATTATTTTAGATAGCGGATTTAAAGAAGGCATTGACCTTTTTGATGTAAAATATGTTCATATTTTTGAGCCATCTATAACAATAGCAGACCTTAAACAAACAATAGGGCGCGCAACACGGACATGCGGTCAAAAAGGATTAGAATTTCAAGAAAATATAGGCTGGCCTCTCTATGTTTATAATTATTATTTAACTATTCCCGAAATAACAAGTGAAACTATGTATGCTAATAGGTCATTAATGGAAAATAATTATGAAAGTTATGATAAAAACGAAGAAATATTATTATTTAAAAATGTGGAAAAATATAACGACAGCACTATGAATTATAGCGAATTTGACAGTGCTATGATACAATTATCTAAACAATTATATGAGTTAGCACCATTGTTGGCGGTTGATTATGACTTGACCAAAAATATACATAAAGTAAATGATTTAAATAGAGCATTTATGGAAAAAGATTTTTATTTGATGGGTGGTGCTAATGTTAATACTACAAATGTTACTACTACTTTTAAGCGTCAAAGTGATAATTCCAAGTTTTTCAAAATCGACAATATAAAATGTATGGGTAAATGCGGTAAGAAAAGCACAAATGACATTCCTGTAAGTATTGATTTTATGAAATATGTGTATAAAAAATACAATCACCCGGGGCAATTATTGGCAAATGCAAAAACAAATGTCCGCCAATTTTTGTGTAATTATATGAAAGATTTGGATAATAAATTTTGTAAGCATGTTAACTTGGAATGGTCACAGCGTTATATTAGAATACCGCATATTATAGAAAAACATAATAATTTAGACGAGATTAAAAAGGATTTGCTTGCTTTAGAATTGGTAATTAATAATGAAGATGATGCTGCGCCCGTCAAGTACCCGCTAATTTTATATAAAGGAAATAGATCTAAAACAAGATCTAAATCAAGATCAAACATGAAATCAAGAACTAGATCAAGATCACTAATAGTTTCTCCTACACTATCTAGAAATAAGAATTTTACTAAAATGAGTTTTATAAAAATGAGAGATTATATAAGATCAAATTATAATTCAAAAGAATTTATATGGGATCCTATTGAAGTTGTAAATAAATGTGTTTCTAGCCCTAAAGATGATCTAAACAATGCACCTAACACAAATAAAGCAAATAGTATTACATTAAATCCCACTCAAACATTTATAGCAGATTATTTCACTCCTGCGTCACCATATAAAGGAATTCTCCTTTGGCATTCTGTTGGAACAGGTAAAACGTGCACAGGTGTTGCTACAGCCTCATCTAGCTTTGAAAAAGAAGGTTATTCTATATTATGGGTTACACGCACAACATTAAAGGGAGACGTATGGAAAAATATATTTGATCAAATATGTCATGTAATATTACTTGATGAAATAAATAAGGGGCTTGTACTTCCTGAAAACTTGCCAGAGCGAAAAAGACTTTTATCGAAGAGTTGGCTAGAACCTATGTCGTATAAACAATTTAGTAATTTATTGGCCGGAAAAAATGCGATTTATGATATATTATTGGAGAGAAATGGATCGCGCGACATATTACACAAAACACTTATTATTATTGACGAAGCTCATAAGTTGTATGGTGGTGATTTAAAGGCTAGTGAACGACCAAATATGGAAATTATGGAAAATTTAATAAGTAATAGTTATAAGGTTTCTGGGGCTAACTCATGTAAGCTAATGATTATGACAGCAACACCTTTTACAAATAGCCCGTTAGAATTGTTTGCTTTGACAAATTTATTTATGACGCATGAAAGTGAAAAGATTAGTACAAATAAGGAAGAATTTAAGAAGCAATATATGACGTCTCAAAACATATTAAGTGAAACCGGATTAAAAGTGTTGGCAAATAAACTATCTGGATATATTAGTTATTTAAATAGAGAGAAAGATCCTACGCAATTTGCGCAACCAATAATGATAAATGTTCCAATATTGATGACGCATGTTGAAAACGAAGATTTGAGAGATGCTGTGTATTTAAATTCTAATTTAAGCGCTATTGAAAAGGACATAGAAGCGCTTATAGTCTCGTTAAGAGCAAAAATAAAGGAGGAAAAATCGGGTTATAAATCTAAAAAAACCCCATTTAAAAATAAGGAAATCCCTCAACACATAACTGAAGAACTGGATACTATTTTGAAAAATATTAAGTCCATGGAAGAGAAAATAAACAATTATAAACAAAACAAGGCTGACGCAAAAGATAAAATGAAAGCACTTAAAGAGAGGACAAAAGCAATAAAAAATTCATTATTGCAAGAATATATATTATATACTAAATGTATGCATATAAAATATAAAAATAATAGGACGCAGAAAATTTATAAGTTGCTTAAATGAGCATAATCTCTCTAAACTAATAATAATAATTGTTAATAATTATTATTATTTTAATTGTGATTGTTATTTGAAATACTATTTACTATTTACATTTTTCTATTTATTGGATTTATATGTGGCGCGGCATCTTTTATCCTTTAAAGCTTGGAAATATTTCATTTTATTATCTTTGGCGAATTTTAATACATGAGTAATCCACGCACTCACTTTACCTCTTGTTTTTTTTCCACGGCGACCCTTTCTTCTTCTTGCTCCGCCTGATGCATCATGTTCATCTTCTTCTTCTTCCTCTTTTTGCTGCTGTTCTTGTTCTTGCTGTTCTTCTTGTTCTTCTTGCTGCTGCTGCGAGTTACCACCATAAAGTCTCTGTTTTCTTGATCTTCTTCTTTTGGTTGATCCTTTTCTTGCTTTTCTCCCTTTTCTTCCCTTTCTTGTTGTTCTGCGACGTCTTCTTCCGCCTTGAAATTCAGTCTGCTGTACGCCATCATATGGTTCCACTGTGCCTGGATTTGAACCGCCTTGCATTGATCCTAATAATTTGTCTAGCATTTTATATATATATAAAATATATTATATTTTATAAATTTAATTAATTGCTAAAGTTATTAAAATTATTAAATTATTAAAATTATTTTATTGCTAAAATTATTAAAATTATTTTATTGCTAAAATTATTAAAGTTATTATATTACTAAATAACTTTGGCAACTTTTCCATATTTTAATATATCTAATATTTTAGAAGTGGTTGGAAATTCTTCATCACCATAAATATCTTGTAATAACAACCATTCAAAAATTCCTCCTAAATAAACGTATATGTTTACAAATCCCAATTTATATAGTTGGTTATATTTGTAAATTACTTTATTATCGCTACAATTCTCTCCATATATTACTATTTTTATAGATTTATTAGTTTTCAAATATTTATTTATTATATCTTCTTCGCTGGACGCAACAACACTATTTTTAATTAAACATTCTTGCTTATCATAATTGAGTGTATTAATTAGTAATATTAATTCGCTACTACTATGAATACATTTTTGTACGTATGCATAATTTACTTTATTTATGCTGCTTATATTACCCATTATTAATATAATACACTGTAATTTAGTTATTATAACGTAATAAAATTTTATATTTTATATTGTTATATTGTTATATTTTATATTATTTAAACTCAACTGTTGTAACAATAAATTCTTTATTTATTGACCGCGATGCATTAGACGATAATTCTTCACGTTTTTTACGCGTTTTATTGTTTGTCGATGAATACGAATCGCTACTTTCACATGATGATGTAGACGTTGTTGAATTAATAGAACTATTCTTTACTTTAGAGCAACAATTTCTTAAGTTCATGTCATTTTCAATTATTTTATAATTTGTTTCAATATATTCTAATATTTGATTTTCTATAGTCCATTTAAAAAAATTAAGTTGCCCTAATGTTGTTTGAATGAATTTGTCATCTTTATAGGGTACATTAATCCTGTCCCATCTACAAAATGGATCAAATTTCTTTTTGCTATATGCTTTTAGTTTAAGCTTATAATCATTATAAACATTTACCTTTTCCATTTTATTGTCCTTATTTATCATGTATACAACATAATTCTTTTTTGAGTAATTTGTAACAAACCAGTCCACTATTCTTAAAGATATAGGTGATGATCCGTTTATAATATTAATCATTTTATCAAAATTTGTATTTTCACTATAAAATTGTAATAATTTATTTAATAATACGTCACTTTGTGTATCTATATACAATGACATGTTTTAATGTTAAGACTAATTTAATATTTATATTAAAATTATTAATAATATTATATTTAAGTATAGGAAAAATTTTACTATAATGAAAAATTTAACATTATTTAGCAAATTTTTAGGAATAAGAAATATTTAGTAAATTCAAATTTTAATTTTAATTTTAATTTTAATTTTAATTTTAATTTTAATTTTAATTTTTAATTTTAATTTAAATTTTAATTTAAATTTTAATAATATATATAATTTATAATTTATTTTTTATATTGTTATAATATATAACAATGTATACTAAATGCAAAACTACAAGACACCGTTGTTCATCAAATAAAAAGTGCTATAGAAAATCATCATGGGTAAGAAAAAACCCAATAAAAAGATGCAAAGTTGGTACAAGAAAATGCAGAGATAATAAATGCCATAAAAAAAAAGCTAGTTCAATTAAAAATAAATCACTTAAATCACCAAAATCACCAATTAGAGCCATAACAAATAATATGGTAAGCAAAATCGCGTCAAATTTAGCGCGGACTATTTCGTCAAAAAGAAGTAGCACAAAAAAACGCCCTCCATGGCGCTATTAAATGTTTGTAGTGCTTTATACTATTTATATAAAATCATATAAATAGTATTTAATAAACTATTATAGAAGATTTTGCTATAACATGTATTATGCTACCAGTCATAATACCGAGTATTGTGAAAAATATATTTGTGAATTATGCACAAAAGTAGTAAAACATAATGCGTCTAAACTAGTATATGATGTTAATAGAGAGAAATATGTTGTTTACTTTAAATTTAATGAAAACTATTATGATTTAAGTGATGATGACAAATATTATGTAAAACGCTATTTAGAGAAAAATTATTGCATAATTTTAGAAAAATAGCACTATAGTTATTTATTTATTTAGCTTAGCTCTAGCTTTATTTAGCCATACTTGATCATGTTCTTTCCTAATTAACCAATAAAAATTATCTTCAAGCATTATGTCAATACTTTCTTTATCAGTATTACGCGCCATTTGAATTAAATCTGCCTTTGCTTTGGCTTTCATTGCAGAACTTTTTTTATATAGCTCCAGCGCTAATTTTTCAACTTTTGCAATATCAGCAGATGTCTCTACTTTAGGTTGCGCTTTTTTTGTCTTTTTTAAAGCCTTAAGGCGGGCCTTTTCTTCCTTAATACGGGCTTTTTCTTCTTTTTTTTGTGCCTTTACATCTTTTAGAATTTGAGCCTCTTCCTTTTTTTGTGCTACTTTTAGCGCCTTTAATTCTTTTAGAATTAGAGCTTCTTCTTTCTTTTGTGCTTTTAATGTTGCGTTTTTTAGTCCACCGTGTCTTTTGTTATGCCTTGCTCTTCGCGACTTTGTCATTTATATAATATTACTAAATATTATATAAAAAACTATTTAAAAACATAATATTATGTTTTAGTGATTGGACCAAATAAAAAAAAACAAGTTGAGGCAAATATTTTAATTAGCTGTTTTAGTTTTAGGTTTAGTTTCGGCTTTAGCTTTAGCTTTAGCTATCCATGCTTCAAGCTGTTTATCAGTTAACCCGTAAAAATTATTTTCAAGCATAATGTCAATTCTTTCTTTATCTACATCACGTCCCATTTCAATTATATCTTCCTTTGCTTTGGCTTTCATTGCTGAACTTTTTTTATATAGCTCTAGCGCTAATTTTTTTAGTTTTGCAATATCTTCCGCTGTCTCTACTTTAGTTTCAGCTTTAGTTTCAGCTTTAGTTTCAGCTTTAGTTTCAGCTTTAGTTTCGGCTTTAGCATCGGCTTCGGCTTCAGCATCAGCTTTAGCTTTAGCTTCAGCATCAGCTTTAGCTTTAAGTTTATCATAATTTTCGTAACCAGGTGGCCTCTGCCTTTTTACATATGCCATACGCTCCATATCCCATCCAGGGTCGCCTTTAAGAAATTCAGCATAATCTTTATAGTAGCTAGGCACACTAGTTTTGCCTTCTCTAATTTTTTGTGCTAAATATTGTAGCTGCATAATCACCATCCTAGTATGATAAGCTTCTAATCTTAATTCTTCTAATACAGGATTTGTAGCAGGTTTTGCTTTACTACGCGTTCGTTGAGCAGGTCCATCTAGACCCGACATTTCTAAACGTTTTATTTCTGCTTCTTGCGTTTTTAAAATTTTTTCGTTTAATGGAAGAGCAGCAAGTACTCGACGCTCATATTCGGCTTTATCTGCATTCTCTTTATCTGCTTTGGCTTTGTCTGCTTTTACTTTATCTGCAAGTGCTTTAGTTGCTAGTGCCTTAACTACATCCCTTTTGGGAACCATTGTCATTATTTTTTCCATAATACCCTTTTCATAAAATTCGGTATTATTAGCTTTTACATTTACATTATTCAACATAGTTTTAACTAAGAAAGGTAATTCGTGTACCTTACCACGACCTCGTCTTTTTGAATTCAATTTTTTTCTTGAAAGACCTCCAACTCTTCGAGATTTTTTCACTCTTCGAGATTTTTTCACTCTTCGAGATTTTTTCACTCTTCGAGATTTTTTCACTCTTCGAGATTTTTTCACTCTTCGAGATTTAACCATTTATATAATAGTTATATAATTTATATTTAGTAATTTATAAATCTACTAAATCCTTCCATTATTATAATATATTATAATTATAATAATAACAATTATAATAATAATATGCCTAGAACAAGAAATATAAATATTAATAGACGTAATAGAAGGAATAGTACTAATTTACGATCCACACTTCAAATAGAACCTTTAGATAGCATTCCACCTCTTCCGCCTCTCCAACCTATTCCTTCATTACCTCTTCCGCTTTTCCAACCTATTCCTTCATTACCTCTTCCGCTTTTCCAACCTCTCCAACCTCTCCAACCTCTTCAACCTATTCCTTCATTACCTCTTCCGTCTATTCCTTCATTACCTCTTCCGCCTCTCCAACCTCTTCCGCCTCTCCAACCAATTCCTTCTCTTCCTTCATTACCGCCTCTTCTTTCTATTCGTCCACTTACTCGCACAAGTAATCCGACAATACCTTTCTCTACAACATCAGACCACAAACCCGTTTGTCTTGATTTTATATTAGAAGGATTAGAAGGATTAAAAGGAGAATTTAAAAAATTTAGAAAAATAACTTTAAAAGGATTGTCCTATAATATGAGTTACTTAAGTGATATTGGTCCTATGTATCCACTTGCAAGTAACGCAAGTGAAGCTTATTTTCTATCACGGATAAAAGGACCAGATAAAAGATTATATTGGAAAAATGCCGCAAATTTAGTATATGATTTCTTTAGCACTCAAAATCCACATGTAATGTTTTTTCAAGAAATGAATGATAGAAAAAGAATAAGCACTACAAACCCATATGAAGTAACATTGGAAAACGGCGAATTCAAAGGAGGCTACCAAGCATTATTAGAACTTCTTAATGGAGGACCATCAGGAATTATATATAGCGAAGAAATACCTGCAGATCCAGAAGAATCGGAATCGTATTACGTATATGGTAGTTTCGGAAATTTTTGCTTTGTTGCCTACTCTATTGAAAAGGATGGAAATTATCCAACGGTGCTTACAATATGGAATAGATTAGTTTTAGGAGAATTTAAAAATTTCTACGGTAATGACATAGGTTATCATAGTCTATATCAACCTGATAGACGAGGTGAACCAAATATACACCTCGGTAGACCTTTTTCATGTGTTAGAACGACTGCTCAAGCAAACTTAATTAATATTCATGGCCCAAATTGGCCATATTATGCGTCAACTAAACTCAAATTGGTTATTGAATACTATATGGAAGAAGCAAAAGAAAGATTTGGTGATATATGGAATATAAAATCAACAGTTATAGGAGGAGATAGCAATGACGCGCTCAATATATTGAGTAGCATAGACTTTAACGATGAAATATATACTTATAAAGGCAAAAAACCATTAACATGTTGTGCTGAAAGATCAGACGATAACTTGCGTAAACCTTACAGACATAGTGGCGATATTATATTTGTTTCTAACCCTAAACGACCTATAGAACTTTATCAACCATCAAATACAAGTATTGCATACGGACAATATTATGTTAAAAAAATAAGAAAAAATAAAAAAAAGAAATCGTTAAAGCGTAAACCTAATGATCGTAAACCTAATGAACGCAAATCTAATCAACAAAAAAAAAGACACACTTATAAGAACTTCTAAACATTATAAAACTAAACATTATAAAACTAAACGTTATAAAACCAAGTACTAAAATAAAATTTGTCATAAGGCTGCGACCCTTCACTAATTAGTTTATTTAAATTATACAATCTATCATAATCATTTGACCCGCCGTCAACTCTATAAAATAATAAATGACTTGTTAAATCGCAACTTAATACATCAATATATCCCATTCCTCCATATTTATAGCCAATATCAAAAACTTGTGTTTGCCCACGACGACATAACTCTGTATAACGTTGCAATGCTTCATCTATACTCATAATAGTCCATGGTCCATAATATATTTCCTTACGTTGATGTCCTAATAATTCATATATAACTTTTATATTTCTATTTAAACCTTCCGGGATTTGCTCACCGCTATATAACATATTATATTGCTGAAATGGCTCACAATTATTACTATTCATAAAAAACGGCTCGTGCGAAGAAACATAATCAGTATTTGAAATAGATGCATTTTTTAATACTTCTAAAATCTTTCTGATTTCACCTGACTTTCTGTTAGTATTAGCCATATTATTTGTAAATAATATAACTTATATTATTGTTATTAAGTCAATTTTTTTAATACTATTAAATTGTGCTCTAATTGCTTTGAAAACTTAAATTTTGCGCTATTTTTTCGGCGTCTTTGTAGATTACATTTTAAGCAGCATATTATTGTATTGCTATTACTATGCTCATCATAATTATTTATTCTATCAAGGGTCCATTGACATTGTTCTCTCGAATTTTTAAATAATATTAGCGTTTTAACGTTACAATAATAACATAACATTGTGCTAAGTGCCAATTTTTCAATAATATTTTCTAATGTTATAAAATTATTATAACTATCATATGTTTTTTTTATATCTTGTTGTTTATAACAATCTAATTTATACTTTAATGCCCTTATAAAGTATTTATCCTCGTTAAATGGTGTTCCGTTATATAGCTTTTGAATTAATACTAACTGCATAGTATAATTATCATAAATATTAAGAATAGATCCACTCAAATCGTTAACTTCACTGTTTACTTTGTTAGTGTTTACTTTGCTCACTAACTCCAAGTATGATTTTTTCTCACACATTATTTTGTCATTACTTATTTTTTTTATAGCGTCCTCAACATTTCCTTCTTGTCTCTCTAATGTTTCTATATTTTCTATCTTCTTAATACATGTTTTTTTTGCGCTGTTATATATAATAACTTTACTCATATTATAAATATAATCTATTTACTAAACCTATATTATATTAATATTGTTTTATATTATATTATTATATGATTATTATATAAAATTGAAATATTATACTAATATAATAGAGAGAAACCATGCCTCCAAGTAAGAAAAAAGTTAGTGAAAATTGTGATTTATTAAATGCTATGAATTGTGATGCAAGTAAAAATGTATTAGATGCTAATGCTAATGCTAATGCTAATGCTAATGCTAATGCTAATGCTAATGCTAATGCTAATGCTAATGCTAAAGAAAGCAAAAATAAAGACGATTATTGCAAAGAATTAAAAAATATTGCATATAAAACAATGCTGCTTAATGGACAAGAAATAGTTCCTGAAATAAATAATACTAATAACAATATATTATCAAATTTTTTGGAAAGCGAATTGACTGCAAACAAAAAGGAAAATTGGAGTAAATTAGATAAAACACAAAAAATAAAGAAACTAACCACGCATATAGATATTTTGCAGAAAAAATTCGAATTAAGCGACGTCGAAACTAGCAAATGTCACAAA